TATTAGAAACCTAGTCAATGATCCACCGCCTAGAGTTTGGTTGGTTGATTCTTTTTTAGAACAAAGTAAGCCAAGCATCCTCGCATCCATTGGTGGTGTAGGTAAATCCATGTTAGCTTTAGACTTATCTTTAAAGATTGCAAAGGGACAAGGTGATTGGTTTGGTCATCCTGTATCACGTCAAGGTAATGCTGTGGTACTGTCTGCGGAAGATGACCAAGCCGAGATCCACCGCAGAGTTAAGGCTCTTGATCCAAATGATGAAAGGTATGACACAAAGTATGACGTTTTTGCTTTTACTGTCCCTGATACCACTAAACCTTTAATCCTTTTAAGAGATGATGCAACGGGCTTGAACATCACCGAACAAGCCAACGAACTGATTGCAGAATTAGAACAAATCCCAGATTTAGAGTTGGTCGTTATCGATCCAATCCAAGCTATGAGTAGTGCGCCCTTGTCCTCAAGCAACGAGGCCGCGCAACTTTATTGTCAGCTTTGCGCCTCTATCTCCTCGCAGATGCAATGTAGCGTACTGTCGATCCATCATATGAGTAAGACTGCCTTATCTCATGCTGATGATCCTATGTCCGCGCGTGCATCTATCAGAGGCGCAAGCTCCTTAGTTGATGGTCATAGGCTTGCAATCGGTTTATGGTTAGGCAATGAAGAGGAGTCCGAGCAAATCTGCATGGATAATGGGGTGGAACATGATCCTTTGCGCGTGGTGAGGGGTGGGGTGGTGAAGTCTAACTCAAGCGAGATTGATACAAGCGTAAAGACTATGTTTAGAAAAGATGCGGTGCTTGAGCCGTATGTTGAGAGTAAGTTTAATATCAAGGGGTTTTGATGAAAGTTTTGAGTTTATTTGATGGTATGAGTTGTGGACAGATAGCCTTGAATCGTTTAGGTATCAAGGTTGATAAGTATTATGCGAGTGAGATTGATAAGTATGCAATCAAAGTCACTCAAGCAAACTTTCCAGAAACAATACAAATTGGTGATGTGTGCGATATAAAGGCAGAAGATTATCAAGATGTGGATTTAATTATGGCAGGATCACCATGCCAAGGATTTAGTTTCGCAGGTAAACAACTTGCTTTTGATGATCCAAGATCAGCTTTGTTCTTTGAGTTCATTCGTTTACTAAAAGAAATCAAGCCTAAGTATTTCTTGCTTGAGAATGTCAAGATGAAAAAAGAATACTTACAAGTTATCTCAGAGCAAGTTTCATCTTGCTATCCTGAAATACCTTTTGGTGTTGAGCCTATCTTTATTAATAGTTCATTGGTTAGCGCACAATCCAGACAGAGATATTATTGGACTAACATACCCAACATAACCCAACCTGAAGAGAGAGGGATCGTGTTAAGAGATATACTAGAAGAAAACCCTGAAAACCCTACCCTGATGTCAGATAAGTTTGTTAATCGACAAAAAGATCAAAGGTGCCTGGTTGATTCAACCAAAAAGAAAGCAAGCAGCCTTTCTGCTATGGAGTATGTTAAAAATGGCAGACAGGGAGATTACATGGCTTGTGATAAGTTTGGGACACCTCAACACATAGGAACGGCAGTTGATGTTAATGGCCATGATATATTAAAGCGTGTGTATTCGCCTGATGGTAAATCGCCAACCATTAATACCATGAATGGAGGGAATAGAGAGCCAAAGGTTGTTGTTGGCGCATATCGTGGTCGATATAACGAGGATGGATCAACAAGTCAAAAGCTAGAGTTAAGAAAAGATACCAAGAGCAATAGTTTAACTACGGTACAAAAAGATAATGTACTTACTAAAGATAAAGTCTATTGGCGCAAGCTCACGCCCTTAGAATGTGAACGCTTACAGACTGTTCCAGATAATTACACCAATCATGTATCAAATACACAAAGATATAAGATGTTGGGAAATGGTTGGACAGTTGAGGTTATCTGTCATATTTTAAAGAATATGGAGATAGATTATGGCTAAGACTAAATACAAACACCAACAAGTAATGAAACTCTGTGTGATGACCGAAGAAGATGTCTTTGGAGATAAACAAACCATAGAGGAAATGATGGAGATAGTCGCAGATGCGATTAACAATAAAAGATTTTACTTTGAACTGATAAACCCACCCAAAAAGGAGAAAGAATGACAGGCAAGGGAGATAAACCAAGACCGTACAACAAATCTAAATTCGATCAAAACTTTGATCGTATCTTTAATAAACCAAAAGGAGAGAAAAAAAATGGCAATCAAACTGCTACTAACCAGCGCAGAAAAACAACTACTGATTGATGCCCTTGCCGATAAAGGTAAGGTGTTAGTCGATAAAGAAAAGACATCCAAATTAACCAGAGATGAACAAAAAGAGATGAACTCCATTGAGAAAATCATCCATCAAATCGCCTTTGGGAGAGAGTACTAACTATGGTAAGTCTTACCCATAACTATGGTAAGATCTACCCACAACTATGGTAGAACTTACACACAACTATAGTAAGACTTACTATAATATCCGTATACGTATCGTATACGTATAGAGAAAAATGCTTTGAAAAGCATTTTCTCTCTAAGACAAAGAGAGAAATCAGTAAGGAGAGATGAAGATATTTTTAACTAAGATTCGATTGCACGGCAAAGAGTGGGACGGTCTACAAATTAGAGCCGAGAGCTATGCTGATGCGCTCGCGTGCGCGCGCAGATTTGGACTCAGCGTAATCGGAGAATTAACCTTTGGGTTAGTTGCAAGTGAAGAAGAAACGATCTTTGCGCCTGGGCGCAAGGGCGAGAGCGAGGGGGAGAAACATTGAGAGCAGAACATGATAAGTTATGGTGGATAGTAGCAACGGAGATTGATGATCCGAGTACGAGTGCGCTAGTGCGCTTGCGCGAGGTGAGAGAGTATCAAGACTTTGCGAAACTTAGGCGCGTGCTGTGGAAGTGGTATCGTAGCGTGTGCGCGAGGAGGGATTTAACCATTGGTGCTAAGTATTTCTTATTCTTTTTGGTTGAGCGGTACAGATGGGAAACGATGAGCAGCCATGATGCGATTAATTATTATTATCAGATGGCAGGGATCAATCGCAAAACTGCGGGTAGGTGCGTGCAGGAGCTTGCGGAGAAGGAGATTATTTGGATTGTGTTAGAGAGTGAAAGAAAAAGATTAAGGAAGTCGCAGGCGCGTGGTAGGAAACATTATCTCTTGGTGGGGTTGGGACATCTTTTAGGGGGAAAAGATTAATGTCCCTCGCCCAAACTAGCAATCAGGAAAGTTATCGTCAAAGATAATAATTAGAATTAGTAGTGCGCTTGCTACGACTAGGGTTAGACTTTCTAGCATATTACTTTTCCTTCTGATGTGACTGTTGCTATGGTTAAACCATTCGCGGTTTTGAGTTGCCATTCATTAACTTTATCAGCAGTAGCGAGTATGCTCGCATTAGCTGATCCACCGATTGATAATGTTGTTTTCCTTTGTTGTTTGATTTCAAAGTAAGCAACATCTTTACATATCTTCTTAAACTCATTTACAGGCATTGTTCTTCGCATCATATTAACGACATAAGCAATGATTTGAATATTATCAGGGGTATAACCTTTTTCATTATTTATGCGATCTAAGGATATGTTGGTATCAATATGACCTTTCCCTTTTATGTGTGTTAATTTAATTCCAGATAATAGGCATATACCTTTTTGACTATTATAGATTTCCATTAAATCATCTATGGTGATTGTCCATTCATAACCCTCTTTAATTCTTTTGCTTTTAAGTTGCCAAATTAAATGTTGCATAAAACTTTTAGGCGATTTTGATATGGATTTATTTCTTTGGTCTTGCTTACAAGATGAACAAACATTTATTTGATAAACCTTGTTCCCTCTTTTTTCAGTACCAAATTTATCTTCATCCATTTTTTTATGGCATGAGCTACATACTTTAATCATCCTATAATCTTCCCATCTTTGGATATCACCGCGATTTTATCTCCTTGGCTATCTTTGAGTAGCCAATCACCCTCGGGTGTTTGCATGGATGTATTTTTATCTGCGTAGGGTAATTCGCCCACATATCCGCTATCTCTTAGATGACAATAATATTTATATTCCGCCATTTCAAAAGTCATAGTTTCTCCTTTCTTGTTGGTAATTGTTCCTCATCAAACCATCCGCCAGGATAATTAATCATGTTATCTCCCTTCGTTTTTTGATCTTGGTTTTGTGTGTGGCCTCACATAGTAAAGCAATAACTCTATTAGTTGATCCTTGTTCATTTTTTTCCATTCTTGCTTTAATGCTTGAATGATCCTCTCCTCTGCCTCACTCATCTATGGGTTGCCCTATAAGTTTTTTGATCCGATCTTCAAATAAGCTGATATGTCTTAATACTTGCTCTTGTTGGTTAAAGGTTAGATCGTCAAAATTTGGTATATGTTTGCTGGGGTTATCAAATAAACCTTCTAAGTAATTGCTTATTTCCTTCCGCGCATACTGTTTGAAGGTGTATTTGTTTTCGCCTTTGGTAATCATTTATCTATCAAGATTAAATAAAGAGCTACGACTACCGTTGATATGAATAAAAGTAAAAGGAGGAACAACGGCAGCCATAGCAAATCGGTCATTGGTTAAACATACTCCCTTATTATGTCTAACTTTTCCTGTGTTATATTTCTAACACGATCCACCCAAACCAAAGAGTCACCTATCCAATACATATTTGTACCTTCCTCAAGGTTATCTTCATCTACTCCGTAAGTTTCTTGCAAAAGATTAAAATCCGATACTTTACCCGTTTTATAATCTTCCTCTGTGTATTTTGTTTCATAATCCCAAACTCCATACTCGTGTTCTCCGTCTTGGATTCTGTAATTAATTAATATCATTATTCATCTCCCTTATTAAATATTTTCTTAAAAACCCATCTACGCATTGGCTCTTTATAAGTAACCCTATGCCAATCATCTTTAAAATCTTTGGTTACTTCTCTCCCACTTGCGTAGGTAGTTCTCATATAGTTTTCTGCACCTGGGTTGTGCTTATCTACTTGCAAATAGATTGATGTTATTTGTTTATCCATTTGCTCATCAATAAGCTCATCCTTGCGCCTTTGTAACTTGTCAATATGTTGTGTCATTGTTCTACCTCTTCACTTTTATATGGTGAGTTATGTTTGTAACCGCAACTAGGACAACGATCATCCACCATGCAATCCCAAACATCGATCCATTTATGGTTGCATTCATAACATTTATAATAATTTATAAATTGTGTTGGTTGCTCATCTTTTAATAATTCATTCATTTTTGCACCTCTAAACCAAATACAAGTAGAGCCATTGAAACTATGACAAACATAGTCATAAAGCCCATGAATAAATCCGCGCTAAACTTGTTTAAAAGATCGCGCTTTTCTTTACTGGTTAACTGTGGGCGGTGGTTTATGTAGTCTTTCATTGTTGCGCCTCCTTTAAAATTAGTTCATCCTCATGGACACATGTATCGCCAACGTGTCTTTGGCCTCTCCAAAGTCTCACTACCACCATTTTGTCTGTGTAGTATCTCAAAACATAAGACTCATGGTTTCCATTACAAATTACATTATCTCCGCTTTTAAATTTAGCCATTACGCCACCTCTTCTTGTTGTTCGTATAACCAGGCAGATGCCTCTCCATGCAAATATTCATAGATAGCAAAAACAATTGCATCTAAAAAATGTGATCCTTCCCATTGGTCAACATCTAAGTCATTATAATTATTAGCAAAGATCATAATGCGATCATAGGTATATACAGAAATGCAAGAGTCAACATATTCTGAAATCCTATCTTCGGGGTAAGCATCTTCTAATATTTCTTCTTTGATGCTTTCAAGCTCTTCTTTCATACCTTTACTGATATGCCATAAAGAATATTTCTTTTCATCCTCTCTAGCTTCTAAACCTTTAAGGGCTAACAACTGAATCTGATGATCTGATAAGCCTTCTAGTTGTTTATTGTTATTCATATTTTTATCTCCTTTTATAAAATAAGTTGGTTATACCACGAAAGGCGCATATAAAACGCGCCTATGTGGTGGGGGTTGGTTTAGCTATTAATAGGCTTGGCTCTCAGCGTATGCACTAACCATATCGCTTTGATGTGACCATTCACCATCAAGCATATCGTTAATAATCTGAATCAAGGAATTAAATTTTGTGTTAGATAAAATTCCTCTGTTTAATTGGTAGATAGCACGCAAAACAACTTCTTTTCCATCTTCCCAAATTAAAGAAGTTAATGCCGCCTCATAACTGTCAAATAATCTATCCTTTTTGTTTGGATAACATTCTTCATATTCATCTACCATTTTTATTATTAAATTATCTAATTCAAAATTTGACATTGTGCTAATGTTCTTTTTGAATTTGGTAAATTCCTTTCTATCAAAAACTTTATTCATATTTTCTCCTTTGTTGAATAATTAATAAGTACATTACAACACACTAAAACGCATTTATCAAACACTTAATTACAAAAAAGTATGTTTTATATATAGGGGAATAATGAGAAATCTTATAGAATCGTGATATATGGAGAGTTTAAACACATCTAAAAAAGATTTAAATAATCATAATATGGTTAAAAAAACACCTAAAAAACCAGGTAGAAAGAGGATTATTATTGATTATGACCAACTAGAGCATTTGGCAAGTTTAAATATGGGTGTTATGGATATTTGCCGTAGCTTGGGGATTTCTTGGGATACATTTGATAGAAATAGAAAAAGAAAGGCGGAATTTGAGGACGCATATCAGAGAGGAAAAGCGAAAGGTTTGAAGATGGCTACTTCCAAACTTATGGAAAAAATACAAGAAGGCGAATTCCAAGCGATCCAATTCTATTTGAAAAATACTGATAGCGATAGATGGCAAGATAAACAGGAAGTTCAACACCAATTAAATTTGGCCAATGTATTAAATGATGCTCATAGTAGAATTATTGAGGGCAAGAGTGAGCCAGCAAGAATTAAAAGGGATCAGTTCCTACAAAAGAAACAGGACAAGGAATAAATAAAGGCAAGAATGCGCGTTAAATCTCATTATCTCCCTTACTGTATATCTAGCGCGCAAAGGTTGACGGATGCCTATTGCTCTAACTCTCCGAGCAACCCCCCCGTCAACCACCTACGCGGGTGTATGTATATATAAACTAATGAAATAATTTTTTGTTGATTTTTTAGAAAGTGAAATATAGTCCGAAAGAAGAAAAAGAATTGATGACCTCTATTTGGTCATTGAACATCAAAGATGATCCATTAAATTTTGTAAAGTTTGTGTTCCCTTGGGGAGAACCTAACACCCCCCTTGAGCATTTTGATGGGCCAAGGAAGTGGCAAGAAAAAATTTTGCGGGAAATTTCAATACACATCCAAAGAAACAATGCGATTGATATGCCTGAGATGTTTAGGCTTGCAGTTGCCTCTGGTCGTGGTATTGGTAAATCAGCCTTAGTCGCTTGGATCATTTTATGGATGCTATCAACCAGACTTGGTTCAACCATAATCGTAACCGCTAACACCGAGCAACAGCTTAGAAGTAGAACATGGGCTGAATTAGGAAAGTGGCTCACGCTATCCATACATTCACATTGGTTTGCAAAAACAGCGACCACCATAAAACCAGCACAATGGTTTGAAGAAGCCTTAGTGCGCGATCTAAAAATAGATACAGGATATTACTACGCACAAGCACAGCTTTGGTCTGAAGAAAATCCAGATGCGTTTGCGGGTATTCACTCCTCATATGGTGTTTGCTTAATCATGGATGAGGCTTCAGGTATCCCCGCGCCCATCTACAGCGTTTCTGAGGGATTCTTTTCCGAACCCACTACCAATAGGTATTGGTTTACCTTCTCTAACCCTAGAAGAAACACAGGGCCGTTCTACGACAGTTTCCATTCCAAACGAGCTTTTTGGAAAACTGAACAGATTGACTCTCGCGATGTCGAAGGGACAGACAAAGAATTATTCCAAAAGATGATTGAACAGTACGGAGAGGATTCAACCGTTTCGCGCGTGGAAGTTATGGGAGAGTTTCCAAGCGCGGACGATGATACGGTTGTACCAATGGAACTGATTAGATCCGCGATGGGTAGAGATGTAGCCCTCTCCGCCTCCGCGCCCATCGTGTGGGGACTTGATGTTGCTCGCTTCGGTGGCGACAACTCCGCGCTGTGTGTGCGCCAAGGCAATACCGTACTCGACATTGTTACTTTCCCCTCCATGGACTTGATGCAACTTTGCGGTGCGGTGAAAAATAAATTTGACGACTCAACTGCGATTGAACAACCTTCGGAAATTTTGGTTGATGTGATTGGACTCGGATCAGGGGTAGTCGATCGCCTCGCAGAGCAAAATCTCCCTGTGCGCGGGGTGAACGTGGCGGAAGCTCCCGCGACTAAAAAGAACTATTTGAATTTAAGAGCAGAACTTTGGTTTGCAGTTAAAGATTGGCTGGCGCAGCGTAATTGCCGACTTCCTGAAAATGATGAGCTTGCCTCGGAATTGGCTGCGCCTCTCTATAAATATACCTCAAGTGGAAAAATAAAAATAGAATCAAAAGACGAAATGCGAAAACGTGGAATTAAATCACCCGACAAAGCCGATGCACTTGCTTTGACCATGGCGAGTAGTGCTGCAAGTTTTGGTGGAAGTGGTTCACATTTCGGTTATAATTTCAAGAAACCTCTGAAGTCCAGAATATTTAGAGTGGGATAATTTTATATGGCGAAAAAGAAAGTTAAAGAAATCGAAGCAGAAATCGAAATGCAACTTGATGAAGAATCAAGCATGATCGATTTAGTCGGTGTAATTAAATCTGAAATGGATGATGCAAAAGACTTCATCCACCAAGTCGGAGAAGAAAGAGCAGAGTCAACTGAGTATTATCTTGGTAATGAACCTGAAGCTACTTCGACCTTACAATCAGAATTTATTTCAACCGATGTTAGAGATACAGTTTTATTTATGTTGCCAAACATTATGCGTACATTCTTTGGCACTAAGAAGGTAGTAGAGTTCGTACCCAATGGCCCTGAAGATATTCCCCTAGCAGAGCAACAAACCGACTACATCAACTACATCGTTCAACAAAAGAATCAGGGTTTCAATGTTTTGTACTCTGCATTTAAAGATGCGTTGGTGAGAAAGACGGGTTTTGTTAAGGGCTTTTGGGACGATTCAATTACAGCTTCAACCCACGAATATACAGGCTTAGATCCACAATCGTATCAAGCCTTGGTACTCGATCCTAATGTTGAGATTGTAGAAGAATCAGTCACCATGGAAACCATTACTACAGTTGATCCTGTAAGCGGTGAAGAAGTGGTACAAGAAATTCCTGCGATGTATGACATTACGATTCGCAGAGTCAAAGCTAAAAACCAAGTGTGTTTAGAAGCCATTCCACCCGAAGAGGTTTTAATTTCAAGGCACGCACGAGATATTAAATCTGCCTCGTATGTAGCACATAGAATGATTAAGTCAGTTTCAGAACTCGTTGCTATGGGTTACGACCAAGACGAAATAGAAGAGTATGCCTCGTATGCAGGTACAGCACTTGATCCAGAAAGCTACGATGAACAACAAGCCCGTAATCCTTTCGATAACATGGTTTATCCAGATCGTAACGATTCAGGCGGTAAGGATGTTTTATACATTGAACATTATCTTTTCTATGACTTTGATGGTGATGGAATTGATGAAAGAATTAGAGTATGCACCGTTGGTGATGGACTGCATGTGTTAAATGTTGAGCAATGGGATGATTTACCTATTGTCATGTTTTGCCCTGATCCTGAGCCGCATACTGCAATCGGATCATGCCCTGCGGATTACCTCAAACCTATCCAAGCAGCAAAGTCGCAAATTATGCGAGATACACTCGATTCGTTAGGGCATTCTATTTTCCCACGAATGGCTGTTGTCGAAGGACAAGTCAACATCGATGATGTCTTAAACACAGACATTGGACAGCCTATTCGTGTGCGTGCGCCAGGAATGGTACAACCCTTCTCAGTCCCTTTTGTTGGCAAGGAAGCGTTCCCTGTTCTTGGTTACTTAGATGAAAGTAAAGAAAATAGAACAGGTGTATCTAAGGCTTCAGCAGGCTTAAATGCTGATGCTTTACAATCAAGCACCAAAGCTGCGGTGGCAGCAACCATGTCTGGCGCACAAGGTCGTATCGAATTAATATGCAGACACTTTGCTGAAGGCGGAATGAAAGATTTATTTACCTTGATTAACAACTTGGTTATCAAACATCAAAATGCACAAGATGTCTTTAGACTTAATGGTAAGTTTGTTCCTGTTGATCCTAGGTATTGGGATACCGATAAAGACTTAGTGGTTAATGTTGCAATCTCTAAATCATCCGATGAAGAGAAGTTTGCAATCTTAGGCTCAGTTGCAGGTAAGCAAGAACAAATCTTACAGACTCTAGGGCCAAGTAACCCTATGGTTTCTCTACAACAATACGCAAACACACTTAGCAGAATGATCGAGATGGCTGGATTTAAAGATCCTGAATCCTTTATCAATACTGAAGTACCACCGCTTCCGCCCGCACCGCAAGAAACTAAGCCCGATGCTGCTGAGTTACTCGCACAAGCTGAAGCCCAGAAAGCTCAAGTCCAAGCTCAGAAAGCTATCATTGATGCAGAAACAGATCGCATGAAGATTATCATGGATGATGATAGAAACAGAGATATTGAAGAAGCACAAATCAGATTGAAGGCAGCAGAATTGTTAGCCAAATATGGAACTCAGGTCAACATAGCAGAAATAAATGCTATCATGGAGCGTGACCGAGAAACTATCAGACAAAGTGCAAAAGACCAAGCTCAAGGATTATTTACAGGAAATGTCCAACAAAATATTTGACATTGAAGTAATCGAAGGAGATATGGTCTATAAAGGAACTGAGATCAAAGCTAGAAATAAAGATCATGCACTTCAAATAATGATACTTATGTCAGGCGGTCAGGTAACAGAACACTCCGACATCATAAGTTTCGAGGAGAAGACGATACACTAATGGCGATTACATACAGAGGCGAAAGATTTAGCGGTTACAACAAACCTAAAAGAACACCAGGCAAGCGTAAGAAGTTTGCCGTACTCGCAAAGAAAGGCGATCAAGTAAAACTTGTTCGCTTTGGTGATCCCAAAATGACAATCAAAAAAGATCAACCCAAAAGAAGAAAATCCTTTCGTGCTAGACACAAGTGCGATACCAACCCACCAGATAAGCTAACCCCTAGATATTGGTCTTGTAAGAAATGGTAGGTATAATCCTACTATGGAAATAATAACAATACTTTTGCTCGTGGGACTTGTAGGCTACCTTGTCTACGACAAACATAAAGATTACATCAAAGATAAAATAGATCGATGGTTATGAAGCGTAAGTTTAGGAAAGTGCCTAAGACAAAAGGAGGTGTTCCAAAAAAATACGTCAAAGGCTCAAAGAATCCTAAAAAAACTGAAGCTGAAATCAAACGAACTAGAAGGTTATACAAAGCTGGCAAATTAACACCAGCAATGATGAACCGAATATCTAAAATGAGGGCTAGAAGTGGCAAGTAAACAAGCAACCATCGACAAATATTCTAAATCAAGTGGTATTTCTAAAAGTACCCTAGAGAAAGTCTATAAACGTGGCATGGGTGCTTATTACAGTTCAGGTTCTAGACCAGGTGTATCTGCTCATCAATGGGCCGCAGGACGTGTTCGCAGTTTTGCAACAGGTAAAGGCGGTGCAAGAAAGGCAGATGCAGATTTATTAAGACCAAAAAAATCTAAAAAAAGGAGCTAATTATGCCAAGAGGTAAAGGAACATACGGATCTAAAGTGGGTAGACCGCCTAAGAAGAAATCCATGAAGAAAGGTTATAAAAAAGGTAAGAAGTAATGCCTTTTTCTAAGTATTCAGAAAAACAAAAAAAACTTGCACGGGTAGCACCGCCAAGAAATAAAATTACTAAGGCAGATTTTGATGCTTTGCGTAGAAGTAAAAGCAAAAAGAAAAGTGGAAGAAAGTAAAAAGAAAGTAAGATTTCAAACCTTCGCTGAACTTAGTAAGTTTATGGAAGAAAACACCAAGCGGCAGAAAGCTAAAAGCAAGAATGGAAAAGCCAAAAGAAAATAAAGGCTTATTTTGGGATCATGTCAATAAAAGATTTTATCGTTGGCATGAATTAAAACTGTTAATGCAGGAAAGAAGATTAAAAGAAAATGAAGAACAAAATAAAAAGCATAGTAGGTAGTCTAGCACCCACACTTGGAGCAGCTTTAGGTGGCCCGTTAGGCGGTCAAGCTGGTCAAATATTAAGCAGCGTACTAGGTGTACCTAACAATCCAAAGTCTATAGAAAATGCAATGCAAAGTCTTACAGCCGATCAAATGGTTGCTCTTAAAAAAGCAGAGAAAGATTTTGAAGTGCAAATGAAAGAGCTTGAGGTTGATGTTTTTGCATTAGAAACTGAAGATGTGCAAGATGCTAGAGATAAATTTAGCTCCGATTGGACACCAAAATTTTTAGGTGTTCTATGTCTTGTAGGTTTTTTTGGTTACATTGGTTTAGTCACACTTTATCCACAACCTGATGCAAGTGATGACATTGTTATGTTGGTTATTGGATCAATTACAGGTATAGCTACCGCAGTTATATCTTTTTACTTCGGCTCGTCCCACAAAAAATGAGTTGGAAAAACTTTAAACTTGATGAATTCAAGTGCAAACATTGTGGTAAAAACGAGATAAATCATAAATTAGTTGATAAACTACAAGTATTGCGTGATGACCTAGGATTTCCCCTAGTTATATCATCTGGCTATAGATGTCCTGAACATCCTATAGAGGCTAAAAAAAGCAAGCCAGGCACACACGCACTAGGTCTAGCAGTTGATATAGCTGTTAGTCACCAAAAAGCATTAGACGTGTTATACAAAGGTATAGCACATGGTTTTACAGGCATAGGAGTTAATCAAAAAGGTAATGGACGATTTATACATTTGGATATCGCAGAAGTGGAAAATTATAGCCCACGCCCTCACATCTGGAGCTACTGACTTTTATTGATATGGAACTTTCATGGTACATCGTTTGGAATATCTTTGTGACCTTAGTGTTTGCTCCAATTATTTATCAGATCAGAAGAAACGAAACCGAACTAAAAAGACAAGATATTTTACTTAATAAAACTAGAGAAGAGATTGCAAAAGAATATGTAACCAAATCTAGTTTTAATTTAGAATTTGAAAGAGTACTAGACAAACTAGACAAACTTGATGCTAAAATAGACAAACTAATAACAAATTAATATGGCAATAGGAATACCAAGCGGACAAGTACAAGTAACAGCAGGCACAGGGCCAGTTGCTACAGGTCAACAATATGCACAGCAAATTGCTGGTGGGATTCCTTTTGAGCAAGTTGTAGCACCTGGTCTAAGTTTTTCTCCTGATATGCCAATGGGTTACACCCAAGCACAATTAGACATGATGTCAACAGGACAAGTTCCTGTAATGCCTGTAGCACCTACTCAAGGGATACCAGTACAACCTTCTCAACCAACCATGCCTTTTGCACCCGTTGGTACACCACAACCTCAAGTATTTGTGCCTAGAGAAGAAGTAAAAGGATTTTTCCCTTTTTTACAAAGTTTAACCTTACCTCAAGATGTAGCTGTAGAAGATTTAGTTTTTGATACAACTTTTGCACCTGAACTTTATACAGGTGATGTAGCTGTTCCAAAGAAATTTGATTTAGATGTAGAAGCAATATTATCGGGAGTTGATCCTGAAGAGTTGGCTAAAATAGATGTTGATAAATTAGACCTACCTGATATGCCTACAGATACACCTATTTATGAGCCAAGAGATCCATTTATAGTAAAAGATTTCTTTGAACCACAACAACCTTTAGAGCCTGTATCATTACTTGAGCCACAGCCAACACAAGCTCCAGTTATGCCATCTGCTCCAAGTTTATTACAGCAACCTGTTGTACCTGTAACTCAACCTGTTACAACACCTGTAATACCAACTAGCTTAACTGGTTTACCACAATTTCAATTACCACAAATAGAAGAAATTGTTTCACCTATACAAAGAGGAAGAGTACAGCCATCCCTATTTGGGTTTGGCCCAACACCATAAATTAAATGCCAACACACGAAGAAGTCGTCAAGGCTGAACAAGCCGAACAAATATTAAACTCAGAAGTATTTAAGGAGGTTTTAGAAAACCTTAAAAACGAATACATTAACTTTTGGTTAAACTCTCGTGATATAAAAGATGTGAATATCAGAGAGGACTTACATAGATCAATTTTATTAATACCTGAGATAGAAAAACATCTTAGAATCATTGCAGAGAAAGGCAAACTCACCAAAACACATATCAATAAGATTCGTAGCGTAGGCTAAAAATCTTTTCTTTTTTAAATAAATTCATATAAAATACTTATAAATACACATAAGGAGTATTTATGAGCAATAACGGAAAACCGACTGCTTTACAAACTGAAGGAGAACTAGCTACTTCTGCGTTTGAAAGTTTCTTAACTCCTCAAGAGGAAAAAGTTGAAGAAGCAGTCACAAATGAAGTAGAAGAGGAAGTCATTGAAGAGGATGAATTACCAGAAGCAGCCGAACTTGAAGAAGAGATGGTTGAAGATGAAGAATCCGATTTTGATGATGAAATTGATGACGAAGAACAAACTGAGGTTGAGGACGAACAAGAGCAACCCACCTACTACAAGGTCAGAATAGACGGAGAAGAGGTAGAGGTCACGCTGGAGGAACTCCAAAGCGGATATTCACGTCAGCAAGATTACACGCGTAAAACTCAAGAGTTGTCAAATCAACGGAAAACCATTGAGCAACAGCAACAAGAGTTAGCGCAAAGAGATGCGATTTATTCGCAGTTGTTACCGAAATTGGAAGCCCAACTAAAGGGCGAATTGGCAGGCGAGCCAGATTGGAACAAGTTATACGAGGATGATCCCGTTGGCTATGTTCGAGAAAAGCAACTCTGGGATGAGAAGAAAGAGAAGTTGCAGGCCACTCAAGCTGAACAGCAAAGACTTCAACAAGAAGCAGCGCAAAAACAGCAAGAGCAAATTGCACAAATGGTGCAAGAAGGTCAGCAAAAGCTACTTGAGCTTATACCAGAATGGCAAGATCCTGAAGTTGCAACAAAGGATAAGCTAGCGATTCGAGAATATGGAATCAACGTCTTAGGTTACTCACCTCAAGAGATGGATGCTGTGTATGACTACCGAGCCTTACTTGGTTTAAGAAATGCTTGGTTGCAAAGCAAAACTGTTAAAGCAGTCAAGAAAAAACCAACTGAAAAAGCAAAGGCTAGGGTTGCAAGACCTGGTACTACGAACCGACCAAAATCAGTAGCTCCTGTGAAGAAAGCAAAACAAAGGTTAGCTAAAACTGGGAAACCCTCAGATGCAGCTAAAGTTTTTGAACAATTATTAAAGTAATTTACAAGGAGTAATATTATGGCAAAAGTAACTAACGCTTTTGATACTTACACCGCAACTGCTGATAGAGAAGATTTAAGTAATATCATTTACAACATCTCTCCTATGCAAACTCCGTTCATGTCCTCAATCGGTACAAGGAACGTAAACAATGTGGTGTTTGATTGGCAAACAGAATCTCTACCTACACCAAGTGCAAGTGGAGAATTAGAAGGCTTTGAACTTTCAAGAGCAGCTTCAACTGCTACTGTAAGAGCAAGCAACGTATGTATGATCTCAAAAAGAGATGCAACTGTAACAGGATCTCAAGAGAGTTCAGACCCAGCAGGTAAAAGATCAGAAATGGCTCATCAACTTGCTATTATGTCTAAAGCTCTTAAAAGAGATATGGAAGAGGCTCTATGTCAAAAAGGAGCTAAAACAACTGGTAATGCGACAACTGCTCGTGTAACTGGTGGTTTTGAGTCTTGGATCACTTCAAACGATTCAAGAGGAACTGGTGGTGCTTCAACAGGAAGCGGTGCTGCTCCAACTGACGGAACTCAAAGAGCTTTAACTGAAGACCTACTTAAAGATGTGCTAGAGCTAGCTTTCACAAATGGTGGTGAACCATCATTGGCTATCTGTGGCCCTGTAAACAAACAGAAAATTTCTGGTTTTACAGGCAGATCTTCAGCAAGACAATTTGTCGATGCTAATACAGTAGAGGCTTCAGTATCTATCTATTCATCTGACTTTGGTGAACTCAAAATCGTTCCATCAAACAGATCAAGAGAAAGATCGCTTCTTTTAGTTGATCCAGAATTTGCTAAAGTTGCTTATTTAAGAAATTTCCAAACAGTAGATATCGCTACTATTGGTGATGCAGAAACAAAAATGATCGTAGTTGAGTATGGATTAGAAGTATCCAACGAAGCTGCTCATGGTGTTGTTGCAGACTTAACAACTTCCTAATTAACTGGGACGGATGGGAGTTAGTGCATTTGCATTGACTCCCATTTTTTTATCTACAAGTTATTTCCCTAAAAGCCTAAGTCAATGATAAAATTATAGACAATATGGCAAGACGAACAATTATCGATCACAAGACTGGTTTTACCAATGAATTTGCTACGGAAGATGATAAGCTGATTTATCATACCACCCAAGATGTTGCTCCTGTTATAGAGCATTGCAAAGCATTAGCAGAGAACAAACCAGGCAAAGATTTACGTCATGTTGCAGAAGTACCATTGGTAATTTACCAAAAAGCCTGTAGAGAAGGCTGGGCTAACGACATGAAACAATGGAGAAAGTGGTTAAATCATTCAGATAATAAAGTCTTTAGAACATGGCAAGGTAAACTATGACATACGCAGAGCTTAAAACTAACATAGCTAACTATCTAAACAGATCAGATTTAACATCTGAAATAGATATGTTTATTGATAATACTGAAGCTGAACTTAATCGTAAACTTAGAGTTAAAGAAATGATTAAGCGAGCAACCGCTACAGCAGACGGACAATATTTATCAGTACCTTCTGATTGGCTAGAGGCCATCAACATTGAAATAACATCCAATGACTTTAGACCATTGATGCAAATGTCTATTGAATCACTTGATGTGTATAGAAAATCAATTAATAACAAAACTGGTCAACCAATCTATTACGCATTAGTTGACGATACAATCGAACTTGCACCTACCCCTGATAGCAGTTATACATTACAATTAACATACTTCGGAAAGATAGATGCACTTTCTGATTCTAATACATCTAACTTTGTGTCTAATACACATCCAGATGTTTACTTGCATGGATCACTAAAACACGCATCAGTTTTTTTGATGGAAGATGAGAGAATACCTTTATTCAATGCTCAGTTTGAAAAATCTCTTGAAGAAATGAGATTACAACAAGAAAAGGCTGAGTTTGGCAAAGGATCATTGGTTCAAAGAAGAAGAACTTATGGTAAAGCTCGTAAAAACATACATTATTGGAATAATAACTAGGAGTAAAAATGGCTGGATTTAGCGATTATTTAGAAGACAAAGTATTAGATCACGTTTTTGGTGGCACAGCTTACACAGCACCATCTACACTTTATGTGGCTTTATATACTGTAGCACCAACCGATACAGGCGGTGGTACTGAAGTTTCAGGTGGAGCTTATGCAAGACAAACTGCTACATTTAACGTTTCAGGTACAGATCCAACAACTGCTACTAATGCAGCAGCAGTCGAATACCCAACTGCAACCGCAGACTATGGAACAGTTGTAGCTGTAGGTATTTTAGATGCCTTAAGTGCTGGTAACTTACTTGCTTATGCAAGTTTGACTGCCTCTAAAACTGTATCTAGTGGTGATGTATTTAGATTTGATGCTGGCGATTTAGATATTACATTAGCTTAATAACATGGCCTCAGTAGGCTACGGTGAATATACCTACGGGAAGTCCCATTATGGAACTCCCGTTTATCATTTTGGTGCGGCTACCGCATCACAAACCTCTTCAGCAACAGCCCAAGGGGGTTTTGTTTTAACGGGTGCTGCTACTTCAGCACAAACCTCATCATCCACAGCAACAGGACGATTCGTCATTACAGGCGCATCAACCATTGCTGCATCTTCGGGATTTACAGCAGAAGGCGGGATTATTCTTGATGGTGTAGCTACCATTGCAGGAACAAGCAGTATGACTGCTTCAGGGGTGCAGATTGACTTAGGCTCTGCAACCATCGCTGGTGTTTCTAGCATGACCGCTACAGGAACTCAGATTGATCGTGGGGTTGTTATTGGCCCTGCTGTATCAAATATGACTGCTACAGGCAGATTTACTATAAGTGCAAGTTTAACCATAGCTGCTACTTCTGACTTTACTGCAATCGGCAGACAAATCGACAGAGGATCATCGACACTAGCACAAACAAGTAGTTTTTCTGCGATTGGTAGTTTAAAATGGACTGATATTGTTGTTCCCTCTGATACATGGACAGATCAAACAGTCACAACAACTTGGACGGATGTATCGAATCCGTCAACATCATGGACAGAGAAAGATAAACAAGAAGCAGCTTAAAGGAAAGATTTATGGCAGATACATTTACTACTAACTTAAACCTAACCAAACCAGAGGTCGGTGCATCCACCGATACCTGGGGTACAAAGATTAATAATGATCTTGATACTATAGATGGAATATTTAGTTCTACTGGTACTTCAGTAGCATTAAACCTAGACGGAGCAGTAATAGATAGCTCTGTCATCGGAGGAACAACTCCAGCAGCAGGTACATTTACAACTCTTGCTATTGCTAATACTTCTACTGATGATTCTTTAACGATTACAACAACAGAGGACACCAGTACAGCAGCACCAGTTATATGTTTAAAAAGAAACTCTAGCTCACCTGCTGATGGTGATTATCTGGGTCAACTTAAGTTCAAAGGTGAGAATGATGCTGACCAAGAGGTAGTCTATGCAAAAGTAACAGGTAAGATTTCTGATGCTTCTGATACTACAGAAGATGGCTTGCTAGAATTTGCACTAAGAAAAGCAGGTAGCAATAACATTGGTGCTAGATTAACTTCAACTGATTTAAAACTAATTAATGGTACAGGATTACAGGTAGACGGAAACGTAGGTATTGGACAAACTTCACCCAATACGCTTTTGCACTTAACAAAACCTTCAGAAAATGCTGATGTTGATTTTATAAAAATGCAAATGTCAGGTTGGGCAGGAAGTACAGGTCAGGTTAAAAATATTGCATGGTCAGATGGTACAAATGTTGCAGCTATAGGAACTGAGTTTAGTAATAACAAAGTTAATATGCACTTTCATTCTTTTTATAATAGTGGTTATACAACAGAAACCACTAAGCTAGTCAGCATACTTGGAGACGGAAACGTAGGTATTGGAACTTCAAGTCCATCAGCAA